TTGTTCGATATCAATCCCTGCTGGTTGTACATCTTCTTCTTCACCTTTGAAGTCATAAGTGTTTTGGTAGTATGATGTCTTCCAACCATACTTGTATGCTGACAACATATCCTGAGCCATTGCTGAAATAGGTACTTCGTTGTTGTCATACTGTAATGGATTGTAACTCCAGTTACCTGATATCGCTTGATCAAAATATTTCTGCATCATTGCCACCACGTTAATGTATCCTTCATTGCTAGGCATTTCCCAAAGTAGTGTGTAGGCATTTTTAAGTTTTGGATAGCCTGGCACAATCTGTTTGAGTGGACCTTTCTTGCTTTTCTTAATGGATAACAATGCTCTAGGTGGTTCAATGCCGTTGGTTTCATTACTAACAACGGAAGAACTTTCTGATGGCATCTGTGCTGATAGAGTTGAATGTCTTAATCCATGTTTCGCAATATCTTTTCTTAAACTTTCCCATGCCATTCTTTGTTTGTGTGGCACAATTTCATCTATTTCTTTTTTGTAATGGTCTATTGGTAATAAACCATCTGCGTATTTTGTTCTTTCAAATGCTTCACACTTGCCTTTTTCTTTAGCAATTTCATTACTTGCTCTTAATAGATAATATTGAAATGCTTCTGTTAATCTATCAACTGATTCCCAAGCACCTTTGTCTGAATACTTAAATCCTTGTTTTGCCAAGTAGTGTGCCAGACCAATGTATCCAATACCTAAACTTCTTCTAGATTTTGTAGATATCTCCGCCGCTTTAACAGGATAGTCTTGATACTCTATAATTTCTTCCAATGCTCTAACAGCCAAGTCACATAAGTTTTCCAAATCATCTAGATTGTTCAACTGACCAACATTAATAGCACTTAAAATACACAAAGCAATTTCACCCTCTGCGTCATCAATAGCATTGATAGGTGTTGTAGGCAGTGTGATCTCTTGACATAGATTACTCATTGAAACTTTATCTTTGAATGATGAGTGTGTGTTGGCATGATCTATATTCATAATATAAATTCTGCCTGTTTCTGCTCTTTCTTTTAAAAGGTCACTGAATAGTTCTTGTGCTGGAATACTTTTCTTTTTAACTGACGAATCTTTTTCATACTTTTTGTACATAGCATCAAACTTGTCTGTTCCAAACGCATCATACAATCCAGGCACATCATGTGGAGAAAACAAAGTGATATCTTCTTCATTTATAAATCTTTCATAGAACAGTTTAGAAATCTGTATTGAATAATCCAACTTACGCACTCTGTTATCTTCTGTACCTTTATTGTTTTTCAATACAAGTATGTCTTCAATCTCTTGGTGCCATATTGGGAAGTGAACAGTTGCTGAACCACCACGTACTCCGTTTTGTGTGCAACATCTCACAGTTGATTCGAATTTTTTTAGGAACGGAATGACTCCTGTGTGTTGAACCTCCCCTCCTCTAATTTTAGCATTGATACCTCTGATACGTCCTGCATTGATTCCTATGCCTGCTCTTCTGGCAACATACAAACCAATTGCCATATCGCTTGAAAAAATACTTGGCAATGTGTCATCACTGTCAATCAATACACATGAAGCAAACTGTCTGATAGGAGTTCGTACTCCTGCCATTACTGGTGTTGGTATGTTTATTTTAAATGTTGATATCGCATCGTAATATTTTTTAACGTATGCCATTCTAATTTTTTTAGGATAATTGGAAAATAATGTTGCCGCAATCATCATGTACATATCTTGTGGAGTTTCAAACAAATCACCTGATGATCTATCCTGTACAAGATATTTGTCTACCACCTGTCTCAAACCTGCGTAAGTAAAATCTAAATCTCTTTCTCTTTTGATCCAAGTGTTCATTTTTTTAATTTCAACTTTATTATATTTTTCAACAATGCCTCTATCATAAACGCCTGCTTTGATATTTCTCACAATTAACTTTAACAAAGGCATATATTCATATTGACCATGTGCTTGTTTTCTTACATCATAAGATAAAAGTCTTGCCGCGGCATATTGATAGTTAGGTGCTTCTAATGAAATTAAATCATTTGCTGACTTGACTAAAATTTGTTGAACTTCTTTTGTACTCATACCATCATAGAATTGTATGTTGGCATTGATTTGTATTTGTGACGAAGATACGCCTGCTAAATCTTCACAAGCCTCTTCCACAACAAAATGAATTTTATCGATGTCTAATGGTTCTAACCTTCCATCTCTTTTTCTAATTTTTATTGTTGAAGTATTTGTGACTGGTTCCTTAGACGTATTAAATTCCATTGTATTCCTATTCTTATTATATTATATCTATTCTGTATTTATCGGTTTTTGTATGTGCGTAGTATATTGTAGAACATAGTGTTTGTCAAACTCTGATTTGCTTAATTTTGCCATACTGTAAGCGTCTATGTAACAATTCATCATTTCAATAATGTAATTAAACTTATGGTTGTTTGAACTATGTTCTTTTGTATAAACTGTATGTATCTTAACATCTGTATCATTAAAATTATCAGTTAATAAAACAGTATAACAGACTAAAAGAGAAATGTCAAATATATCATATTCATTTCTTTCAATCAGTTGCCAACCGGTCAGCCAGGTATCTTTTTTGTAGATATCAGTATTGGTTTTGGTTCTAGGACAGTGTTGAAAAATATTTACTATTATGTCTATAGGATTATCCACTTCATTGACAATATTTCTAATGGCTTGCCAATCCTCTAAACGTTCTGTGTAGTTGCCGTAAAAAATATTAGGCTTATGAGATATTTTGGATTTGTATTGTGACATTGGCTAATTCATTTGCTTGTACTGGAGCAGGATTTATTGCTTGTATAACAAGAGTTTCGAAATTAGCGTCAGCATCTTGATCAGTTAATGATGCTTGGAATATTAATTTATCAGCATTAGTGCCTTGTGAGTCATAACTGTCACTGATATGACTTGTAGTATTTTCTTTGTCTATTAATATTTTTAATGTGCCTTTTCTCATTCCTGTGTCCACTGTGTTTTTGTATTGGTAATTCATGTGTATTGTTTTACTTGTATCTGATGGTAGTTTTAAAAAGTCTGTGTAAGCATTTAATTGTCCTATTGTAAATTTTGTTGTAAAATTAAATTCGCCTGCGTGTGGTCCTTCGATTTCTGTAATGTAAGGTTTGTTGCCTGTGAAGTCACGTATCAACGTGCTTGTTCTAGAAAAGAAATCATTTGAAGATATATTTTCATTGGTTTCAAATTTGATAATACTGTGAACTGGTGCTGTATCTAAACCAGCATCGTTACCAACTTGTAAAAAGTTATTGGTTTGGCTAACATTGCCTTTACCATTTTTAATCCAAATGGCTTGTTTGTTTATTTCAATAAATTTAGAATTTGTTATTGTGTTGTTGACTGGTCCTGTTGCTTGAGCAACTTGTCCTAAGACTGTGTTTTCACCAAATACTATTCCATATCCACATTCTTCAAATTTTGAATTTTCTACTACATTGTGTTGAATGTCATGGTCACTGCTGACTCCATATGAAAAATTAGAAACTGTAATTTTTTCAAAAGTATTATCTTTTGATGTTACTGCTGTTGAAGTCGCTGTAAGTTTTACTCCTATTTGTGTACTAACAAGAGCGGCACCTTGTGCTTGTACCCAAGGTCCTTTAACATTTATATCTGTGAATGAACTGTTTTTACAACTTGCTATTACTAATCCTGGTTGAGTTGTGTTGCTTTCTAAAGTCAAACCTTTTAATTCAATATTACTTGCTTGATTCAATGAACTTGTTTGTGCGGCAATACCTTCTCCGTTGATTGTTTCTAACACAGGAAATACACCTGTTTGTTTAATCACAGTTTTGTCACTGCCATCACCTATCAACGTGGTGTAAGGCGGTAATTTTAAACTGTTGGTAATTTTGTATAAACCTGCTGATAATTTTAATGTAATTCTTTTTTTGTAGTTGTCAGCATCTTGCGAACTACTCCATGGTAGAAATAGTTGATCAATCGCTCTTTGTAAAGACAATGTATCGTCGGTTGTACCATCACCTGTTGCTCCAAATGATTTAGCATTTACTATATCGTCAAGTCTGTCTTGTAAACTTCTTTTGATTGGAGTAGCCGACGTGGCACCTGTTTGTATATTTGAACCATTTCTATAAGTGTATTGATCACTTAATTCAAATAGGTTATCATGTTCTGTAAGGATTTTGCTATTACCTACTGCTGGTGCGCCTTCTGATACTGCGCCATTACCTATGTATAATTCTTGCGTGTCAACTGCCCAACCCAGTTCACCACCTGCTAGTTGTGGTAATCCAGAACCTTGGCTCTTTCTACCTCTACGAATCTGTATTCTTGATATTGAAACTATTGCCACTTTTTTCTCCTACTATGAGTATTTATCGAGTGTATTGTTATTTTAGACTTGATATTTAATGTGCGTGTTTAATATAGTATTCTTCTACTCTTTGCCACCATATGTCTTTGTATTTTGCGTAATTTAATGGTGTAATATCAAACTGCTGATAAGTTAGATCTCTAGCACACATAAAAACGTGTCCTTCTTTTATGGAAGTTCCATACGTTTCATTATGGGCTTCAGCATAAGCCACCAACTGTAAAAAGTAATCTTCAATCCATTCTTTCTTTTTAGGTTTATTTGTCTGTTTAAAGTCAATTATACAAGGTGCTCCTTTGTATTCTCCCACACAGTCAGTTGTGCCTGCATATATTTTAGGAAAGTATAATCCAACTTCACTGCCCCAAATTTCATTCACATCTTTCAAAGCATTTTCATGAACAACCTTTGCCATATTAAATGCCTGTTGAGCATAGGGATTAGATCCAGGTTTACTCCATTCTCCATTGGCAATATAGTCTTCAATGTATTTGTGCATTCTGGTTCCTATGCCTGATGCTTCTTTTGTAATACGAGTAGCATTTTGTTCACCAACTCTTTTGCGCCATTCAATTAAATGTGTTTTGTCTTTGGTTGAATCTAAAATTGTGGTTACACTTGCCACAGCACTGCCGTCTGGACACTGATAAACTCTCTTGCCATTCAAAGAAGTTCTTGATAATTTTTTATAATCTATTTTGTTTGTAATTAAAGTCATTTACTTACTGCTTCGCTGTTGAATGCGAAACTCATTCTGTTGTTAGTTTTACTCAAAGCATGACTAACATAGTGCCATAGCCATGATGGAAAGTATACACATTGATTTAGTTGTGGCTGTACATCTACTCTGTCACTATTGAATTCATTCATGTGTTCTATTAAATTACTTTTAAACACATAACTCATTTGATTGTTTGGATTAATAAAAGTAAGTGGAGCACATCCAGTATCTGCTATGGGCCAATACACCGCACTGAAAACTCCGTCCACGTGTCTATGAGGTGCTTCAATGGCACTGTTGGCACTGCCGTCATTTACCCAAAGACTGGAAACTATTTGTTTGTGGGTATTGCTTAAACCTATTTGATTGTGTAAATTGTTAAATCCATTCTCAATTTTTTGTACAAGTTCTTTCAATACAGGTTCATTTACATTGAGATGATTCGTGCCTGTGGATTTATAATTTGGTGTGGTATCATGATGTATTTCTTCTTTGGACCAACTCACTAATTCATCTTTGTTTGAAATGTTTATATTTTCAACTGCGATAAAACTGCTAAAGATAGGATTAATTTTCATTGTCATTTTCTGTAGATAGTCTGTCTAATTCGTCTAACATATTACCATAGGATGGACCTTCCCATTGATTGTATTCATAATAAGGTTTCACATCACTATTTGGATCATCTTCACCTTCTACAGATTTGACTTCAGGAATATAATGCTTCATTGTGGATTCAATTCCTTTTTTAAGAGTGGCTGTGCTACCCGCACATCCTGAACAGGCACCTTTCATCATCATGGTCAATTTGCCTGTATCCATATCAAAATCTTTTACTTCAACCATGCCACCATGTTGTGCCACAGTGTTGTTGATATATTTTTCCATTACGGAATTTACGTCGTGAATTATTTCGTCTTTGGTTCTAGTCATAATTTATATTACAACACTTCGGTGAATTAGTCAAGTATTATGTGCGTTTTTTGGTTGCTCTCTTTGCCATTGTTTTTAGGCTGGCAGAACGATCACCTTTCTTGGTAGGCATATCTGGTGATTCAGCATCTGTATCTAATGTAATGCCTGATTGGTCAAATGATTTGATCATTTTTTTGATTGCTGAATTTCTATTGTACACACTTTTGAAACTGTCTGGAGTGACTGCGAAGCCTCCGACGTTGGACAAAATTTTGTTCAACGCATCAAAACTTAAAAATGCTTTTTGATTTTGAGAATCAGCACTGCTGATTAAATTTCTCAACACACGAATCAAGTCCGTGTCAGAGGCTTCAGAAATTAAGCCTTTTTTTTTGAAAGTGTTTCTGCTAGTCTTCTAGACAATTGTATGAATGATTCTCTTTTGCTTCTGTCTGCTGGTTCTTCACCGCCTGTTGCTGGTTCACTTGCTGAGAAGTCGTCTGCCTGATCTGGCATGTCTGTATCTGCGTCATCATCTGTTGTTGGTTCCATTGCTGGTTCTTCAACGTCGCTGTCCGCACCAATTGTATCTGGTGCTTGTTCGCCTGTCAGTACGGCTACGCCGCCTGTTAGTGCTTCTCTTGTCGCTTCTAGTGAAGTGTATAAAGATTCTAAACTAGGCTTCACTGAGTTTGTGAATTGTTCTGATTGCTCAACTCCCATTTCATCTCTAATAGCATCTGCTAATTCTAACATTGATTCTGTCTGCATAGATGCTGTGTCTTCCATCCAGCCTGTGATTTTATCAACCATGTCTTTAGCCGCCATTACTAATTGAGCAGATTCTTCTGCGCCTTCTTTGACTGCTTTTTTCTTTTTGTCTTGAGCCGCTTTTTTCATTGGCTCTGTTTTGTTGCCATCTTTGTCTAAATCTATATAATCTGGTTTTGCTTTTTCTGTCATTGTTTTTTGTAATAAGTCTTCTGCGTCTTGAAGTGTAAATTCTTTATCGCCTACTTTAAACTTATCTCCTTTTTTCATGCCTGCCGCTTTGGCTTTTTGTACTGCTTGAGCAAATGCGTTGCCTTCCATTGCTTCTGGTTCGTATTCTGGTTCTTTCATTGAACCATCATCTTCAAATTCTTTTTCTAGTTTAGCAAGTGCTGTTTTGATTACTTCTGAATCTTCCTTGCCTGCTCTTGATTTAATGTCAGCGGCAACGGCATCTTTATTCATCTTCAATGCTTCTTTTTCAGCATCAAAATAATCGCCTATCATTTCTTCTGCCGCTTGATCTACTTTTTTGAAATAACCTTCTTTTGCTACTTGTCTATCTTGTATTGCTGATGTGATTACATCTAGGAACATTTTTTGCTTGTGATAGTCTTCATTGTGGCTTAAACCATCAAATGATTCAGTCTGTTCAATGTCGCTTATCTTGTTGATAATGCTTGATTGAGCACTTTCCAACTGCTCATCTGTGAATTGATCTAGTTTAATTGAAGAGCCAAACACTTTTGCCAGTCTATCATTCAACTGTTCTGTTGTTGCTTGGTATCTAAATTGCTCTATCTTCATTGTTTTGTTCCTTTACTAATTTATTTATCAAATATGTAGTCGTCCAGGGTATCTCTTAACTTGAGTAAATCCTCCCATGCGATATCATATCGTATTTTAGCAGATTCTCTCTTGATCTCATCGTCGGTTCTGGCTATTGTGTGCTTGTAAAACACACATTCGTTGTATTTGTGGTGTATTTGATCATCAGTAGCACCTATAAAACGTATGTACTCTCTTTTGTTTTGGGCCATTTGCTTTGCCATAGCCAATGCCGCTGTTTTTGTGAATGTTGTAGCAACCTGTCTGTGTTCTTTAATATCATACAGCAAAAATCCCATGCTGTTTTCACGCACCACATAGTTCTTGATACGTAGACTGTTGCCGTGTTGAATGGGTAGACTGATGGTTTCAGCCTGCTTGTCTATGAACTTTCTTAATTTTTTAGATAGTTTTTGTAGATCCATTAGCAACCACCATTGTTTTATTGTCACGTTCAATGCGACGTACCAAACTTTTATTGATAAGATTTCTTATCACTTCTCTTTCGCGTTCCATAAAATTTTCAATGTTTTTTATTTCTTTTAGTTTATTCAACATTGCTTTTTCCTCATTGGAAGTTTGAATTACAAAATCTTGTATAAGTTCGTTAATTTTCATTATTGTGTTGCTTTTTGTCTACGTTGTAGATTTGTGATTACAGGATCTAAATCTTTTTTATTCACTGTAATCGATTGTGGTGCTTGAGGTGTAGGTCTTTTGGTTTTCATTGTGACTTGATCACCTTGGACTTTGTCCACTTCATAATCCGTTTCTTTGTTTGCTCCTGTTGGCATAGGCACAGTTTTACCTGGCTTGACTAACTGTTGCTGTGCTTGAGTGTTGGTTTGTTTCAGGGGTGCTTTCACTGATCCTGATTTAATTGGACCTTTAGGCAGTTTGTTAGGAGGCACAGGTGCTCCTGTTTTTTGTTGACTACCCAAGGTATTCAATATTTTTTGTAGGTAAGGCGTTTCTGTAATATCTCTTATCTTCATGCTTTGATTGGCTTTCTTCTGTAGGTGCTTCTTTTGAATGTTTTACGTCCAACACTTCTTCTGTTTGGTCTGCTTCTAGATGCACTAGGTCTATTCATTTTGCCTACTCTAATACTGGCTCCTGCTGTCTTTTTTGTTCTGGATCTTTTGATTTTCATTGTAGAACCATGACGTGCTTTCGCTTTTTTGATTGCCATTACTCCACTCAATTTTTTAGGCTGAGTACACACACTTGGTGAACTAACAACACGTCCTTTTCTAGGGCCTGCTGTACATCTGTACTTTCGTACCATTTTGCCGCCTTTGGTACGAGACCAAATTTGTACAACTGATTCTGTGACTATTTCTGTAATTTTCATACCTTAACCTGTATAGTATGAATATTTAGCACTTGTGGGGGGTGTTTGAATTAACCTGGAAACTTTAAAAGTAGTACAACAATCGTAGATAGTAAGCCAGCAACTATTGTTCCTGTGGCACCTATGATCACTTTGACCATGCTCTTGTTGCCTGACTGAATGTCTTCGTGAATAGACTCTACCTTTTCCTCGATCTTTTCTAATCTAGTTTCAAGGTTCTTGTATCTCTGTTCGCACAAATCAACGTGTGCTTCTAAATTTTGTTTTTCCAGCTCAGTAGCCATTTTCTCTCTCTTCCGTTTTATCTATTTTATTTCTCTTGGAAGGTGCCTTGTGTTTGTGCCTCTATAAGCCTTATATTGTATTTATTTAACTTTTTTAGGAGTTATCTATCTGTTTAATGAACAGTATATTAGTGTGTTCTGGATCCATTGTTCTGTAGGCTCCGGTCTTAATTTTAATGGTCTCATCCAAACCTATAATCATTGGAATTAAATCAAAGTCCTCTTCAAAGAATTCTTGCCTAACAGCATCTGGAAAATCAGGCTCAATTACTGTGGTCCATACCATGTGTTCTCCCACATAATTTTCACCAAACTTTAGATTGGTAATGTCCTGTTTTTCTGCTGTGGGTCCTGACACAATAATCACATTGGATCTCAATTGAAGTGAGTTCTCAAAAGTCATGTAGTTGGCATGTTGATTGGCAGGCTTGTCCTCTGCTGAGCGAGTACGTCTTGCCATGGTTTTTGTGATGTCCAGTAGTGATAATATTTTGTATCTCATGTGCTGTTGTTCCTAGCACATTTACTTATATGTCATAAAAAAAGAGCGTCCAGTTTCCTGAACGCTCTTTAATGTTTGTTATTGCGATATTATAGATTACGCAGTGAATGTTGCTACTAGTGAAATTCCACTAACTGCTTCTGCGCCACCTGGACCACCTTGTACTGCAATGTGGTTACCGTTAGCCGTACCTTCAACTGCCGCTATTGTGCCGTTGTAAGTAGTTGTGATTGAAGTTATCGCTTCAGCATGAGTTAAAGTTCCTGTTGCTACTGCATAGATGTAAGTAGTTGGACCTAAACCGCTTTTTGCTACAACTGTCGCTGGGTTTGTTCTTGTTGCCATTTTTTTTCTCCTTTTTATCGTTAAATGACACACTTCGCTCCGAAGTGTATATGCAATTATTTAGTAGGTTTTGGTAAAATATGTGTGCTACTATATTATTTACGGGTCTTTTTGGCTCTAGATTGTAGTGCTTTTAGCACACTCACAAAAGCCGGACCTGCTTTCACAATATCGTCTATCAATTGTATTGCTGGGAGATAGGCACCCACTATTGAAGATGGTATAGATTTGCCTGAGAGAGCCGAGTCTATGAAACGTTTCACAGCCACTAGATTTTTGCCTCCCACTAGATATCTGTACAATGCTAGATCTCTACCTTGAGTGCTGACATCTGGCACACTCACTTTAGGTTCAGCATCGTTGACTCTGCCTGTTTCTAAATTCCTGTCAGCGGCTAATTTTTCCAAGTGTTCTATGCTGTCAGAACTTCTCAATTTGGCTCTTGCCGCATGAAGTAGTCTTGTGACTAGATTTTGTTTGTCACGGACTGAAAGTGTATTGAATTGAAATAGACTTCTTCTGATTGATTTGTAGTCTGCGTTTCTAATCTGTAAACCGGTTTCGATGTTCAAAAACACCTGCATGATACTGGGTGCTATTAATCCTTGTTGTAGAGCACCAAGGTATCTATTGAACGCCATTGTAGGGAAACTGCTTTTCTTTCTCATCTGCATGGCATTTTTAGGATCTTTCAATTTGTTGATTGCTTCTTCATCACCTGTTACAAAATACACAAAGTTATACAAATCTGTGGAATACATTCTGAATCTGTCGTAATTTGAATGCTTGGTTTCTCTGGCATATCTTGTGGCTATTTGTCTGTATGTAGGATATTGGTTCAACAGTTGTAGGATTAACAGTGTAAGATACAACCTTTCTGCACAATCTGTGTATGTGAGAACTTTTTGATCTCGTGAATCACGAGTCATACGTGCTTCAAATAATGAACTTAAAAAGTCCAATTGATTAGTAGTTGCTTGGTTCTGCTTTATCGATTCCATACATTGACACAAATAATTCTACCATATCTTTTGATTGTAAAAACTTTTCAATGGTTTGACTTTGTTGAAGATCTTTTGTGAACTGTGCTTTTACCTGAGGTTTAACACTAGGTGCAGTTAACAATCTTCTCAACACTGTGGCTTGATTCATTGACACTTTGAATTTTTTGCCATCATCTGTTGTCACTGTGTCCAATGGATTTGGATTGCCTCGACTGTCCAGTATTTTGCCCAATTGATTGAATATAGAATCCTGCTTGAATTCTTTATCCATTCCCGCATTTGGATCATCTGCTGGATCTATGTCTTTAAACTCTTTTATAAATTCTTTTGCTTTCATTGTGTTCTCCTTATCTATTTATCGCTCTGTTGGCTCTAGTGAATCCAGAACGTTTCACCAATTTCATATTGCCTTCAGGAGATCCTAGTACATAGCCTTCTCCGCCCGGTTTGCCATTGATTGTTGCTGTTATATCGCCCTGTGCTGAATCCAATTGATTGATAATTGAATCTTTCACTGTCATTATTCCGCCAACCAAATTCCACAGTTTGCTGAATGCATTCATGTTTGCTGTAACATATTCTTTAATTTTGATTCTTTTAGGCTGACTCACCGCACTAGCCGCCAACCATCTTAAAAAATCATCACCCAATCTTTTTAATCCTGTATCCACTTTGCTATTGGTATATGTGTACAATATGTTTGGCAGATCAGTCAATTTCATTTGTGCTATTTTGTTTTTGTTCAACAATTTGTCTATGTCTGCTCCACTGTTGTTCACTAATGATTTCAATTGGTCCAATCCTTTCACCTGGATAGGATCTTTTTTGTTAATTGTTGTTGGTGGGATTGCCAATACAGAACCTTGTATCATGTCTAAATCTTTAATGGGTAGTATTTTTCCATCCTCAGTTAATGTGTGATGTACAACCACTCCAACTTTACTGTTGGCAATCTTTTGTCCTATTTCACTATTAACATCTACATTGTACTGAACAACATTAGGTTTGAATACTAAACTATTTCCTGTTTTCTTAGGTGTATTGAAGTATAACATATCTCCTACAAAATATCCTTGAAAGTTTTCAGGTACTGCTTCTGCCATTGTGTTAAACACTGAAGCCATTTTCGAAGCATACTGCGATTGTGATTTCTTCTTTGTAGCATCTTTGCCTCTACCCATAATAACACTTTTTAAATCTTCAGGGTTAGTTGCTCTGCCATCATATCCTTTAGCAACAAATCCAGACTTGTCTGTAAAAATAAATTCACCATTTGGATTTCTACCAAACACCACTGCAGGAGAACCATCCCATTTTATTGTGAGTGACTGTGTGCTTTTGCTTAATGATTGTAATTGTTCAATTGCTCTTATGGCTCCTTTAGAACCTTCCCAGAAGATTAAATCTTCTGCGTGTTGGATTCTTGATTCTTTAAGTGCGACATTCTTTCTGTCCACTTCTTTAAATTCTACTAATCTCATATTTTTATTTTGTTAAGTAATCTTCTATACCACCCAATAGGGTCATTCATATTCTCAGGCAATTTTTTTCCCATCTTAGCAAATGAATCTTTAACATCTGCTATTAAAGTATCATAGTCTGATCTGCCTTTAATTTTTGCGTGTATGGTTTCCACAGTGTTAAGATCATTGGCAGTGGCTCCTTTGCCCAACAATAATTCTGCTATCTTGTTAGGATCTTTAGTAACTGGTTCATTGGTGTCTCTGTTGAGTAGTCCTGCTTTGTGACTCCATTTGTATCCAAGTGGTTTCGCTATGGAAGCCATCATCACGTGTCTGTCTGCACCTTTGTATTCTGATCCAGGTTCGCCACCTTGTAAACTCCACTTCATCCATTCCGGATCACCAAACATTAAATCTGTTTGTACATATCCATTCTTGGCACTGCCTCTGATTGGAGTTTTGAAGTGTACACTGATACCACTCTTCTTAACCCATAGTTTAGGATCTTGCTTGTTTTGAATTGCCCACTGATTCAATTTGTCTGCCAGTTGATCTTTTGTTACTTTGCTCTGGTCAATAGCAACATCTAAATCACCTGATGTAGGTGCTTTGCCAGTGGTACCTAATGTGTTATTCTGTAAATCTAGTCCTGTAATTTTTTCTAACCAAGCAAGTGTAGGGGAAACGTCTGCTTGATTAATTCTAGTTGTGGCTATTTGTCCATTAGGATCTTTGAATACATTGCCACCCTCTTTAAGAATCTTCATTTGTTTTTTTGCTTTCAATTATTTTTTTGATGCCAACTTGAAACTTCTTGGCTTCCTTGTTACGAATACTGTTTAAAAAACGTCTTTCCAACTCCTGTGCTTGTTCTTCTGGGTAATTCTCTGCGATTGTGTTCAACAGATTCACAGCACTTTCAATGATGTTTGATCCGGTTGTTTCTATGAAGGCTTCAGCGTCATTGACTCTGCCAATGTTTCTCAATTCATCTAGTATGCTTCTGGTACGTTTTTTCATAGTCTTGCCCTACTTTTTACTATTTACCGATTAGAAAGCAAATATAAAGCAGGCATTCATAGTATAACAGGTCTAATTTTGGTTGTCAATCTTTTAATTGATAGTGTATTTCTACCTATAAATACATATATTATTATGGACTTTTTAACATTTGTATCAGAAGTGGGTTTCCCAATAGCAGGCGCTGTGGCCTCAGGAATCTTTATCTTTATCATTTTGCGATTCATTCTAGCCACTGTGACAGGCTCTGTGAATGGTTTGAAAAACATCATTCAAAGTCTAGACAACAGAGTGCAGACCATGAACAATGACCTTATCAAGATAGACACATTGCTTTCACACATAGAAGGTGTCAAACCTAATGTGGACAGAATAGCCGCCAACGAAGGCAAGGAAGACGCAAGGAAAGATTAATGACTGTAGAACTAGCCAACGCAATTAAAGAGTTTGGATTTCCAATCATAGCCGCATTTGGATTGGGTTACTTTGTGTACTATGTGTGGACTTGGGTAACCACAGAAATTAAACCTGTACTGGCAGATGCCAACAAAACATTGATTGCCTTGATAGATAGAATTAGAATGTTGGATAACGATATGATCAGATTGACTCAAAAACTGAATATGTTGCTAGAACAAAAAGACAAACAAAAAAATAACAAATCTAAAAAATAACTATTTTACAGTAAACACTTTTATTTTCTCAGTTTTGCCTTTTACTTTAATTGTGCCCAAACTGTTAAATTTGAATCCATTTGTTTGATTTTTAGTCTTTTCACCTATCACAAGTGTACTGCCTAATTCTTTAGAACTGCTTTCCAATCTACTTGCTAGGTTGACATCATCTCCTATCACAGAGTAATCAAACCTTTGTTCTGAACCCATGTTGCCTACCAACGCTTCACCTGTGTTTATACCTATGCCGATATTG